GACCGGCTTTCTTGATTCGGGTCAGGAAGGTATCCTCGGTCAGCATCAAATCGGGGATTTCTTCCCTGACTTCCTCAAGCTCGACGGCTTGGACGCTACTTTCGTTGAGTGCAGCCATAGGCTGCCCCCTTGTGTGAGCTTATTCCGTGCGGTTTTGCGGTCCTGTCCGCCGGCTTCGCCTCTGCCGTGTGATGGTAGGAATAGCGGTCATCCGTAGATGACTTACTGCATCTCGTTCGCGGCGAGCAGGTTACGCGGGTTTAACGACGACGCGACCGTCGGCTGCTCGATTCGGAACGAAGAAATTGTTTCACGTGGAACGTCAGACGGAATACGTCGAGGTCGCGGAGATAGTCGCTGTTTTCGTTCCGACCGTCACCGAGCCGCTTCCGCCACAAGCGTTCGTCTCCACAGCGGCCTTGACCAGTGCCGCGATTTTCCCCGCGAGTTCCGTTTGCTTTTCCTCAGGGATTGGGTCTTTGTGACTGACGCCGCCGCTAAAGCTGAGTGACATAACCATCGCTTCACCATTTCGCTTTCTTGCCGTTCTTGAGCCACGCCTCGCCGTGCCCGTTGCGGCTCGACAAAAACGTCGCCATCTCTGTGCGGCGGAAGTCTACATCAGAAGTTTTGGGAACGCCAGTGGTGACGACATCACCGCCGCCGCGGTTGTTTCCGCCAGCGTCGCGGCGAACGCCAGTGCCACCGCCCCCAGGCCGTCCCGTCGGACGCAAGCCGAAGTCTTTCACGACCTGCTTGATGGCCTTCGGCAGATACTTGTACGCGGCCTTCGTGACAAACGAGACGGCCCGCGCGCGGTCCCCGGACTTCATCACGCCTTCATATTGCCGAGAGTAGTTCGGGTCCGCGGCCACGAGGCGCTTCAATTCGCGGTTGATTTCGCCGCGCATGCGATTCGCGGTGCCGCTTGGCACCTTGAACACTTTCATGGCCCGTAGTTCGTCACGCAGGAGCCGGTTGGTTTCATTCGTGACCTGCGTGTTGACGTCGACGCGCACGCCGCTCTTGAACGTCTCAAGGTTCTTGGCCTCGATCGATTGCTCGCGTTCGTCGAGTTCATGCGAGCGCGAAGCGTACGGGTCAGTCTTGGCGTTGGCGCCGAGCCGCTTCGCATCGCCGAGAAACTTCGCGACGGCGTTGAATGCCTCGACCGCATCCTCGGGCTTCTTCGCTTCGAGCGCCTTGCCGAGTTGACTCATCGCGCCAAAGACACCGAAGCGCTCGAGGGTCTTTGTGAGCACGTAACTCGAGACGTGCTCGAAGCGTTCCTCGTCGAGCTTTTCGAGCGTGTCCAGCATCGGCACGATGGAGCGCTTGAAGCCGTCAGGGAAGTCCTTCGACCATCCCTGAATCGTCGCGGGATCGCCGCGCTCGAGCCCTCGCTCAAATTGCTTGCCGGCCTCGAGGTCTTCGGCCATCTGCGCGATGCCTTCGACGCCACCGTGCGCTTCAATTGTCTCGAGCGTGCTTGCGATGTTCTGCAGCCCGCCCATCTCGTTCACCTTTTGGCGGGTGAAGAGCGCGCCAGTGATTTCCTTCTCAAATTTCGGGAAGCGCTTGGCGAAGTCCGGGTCTTTCGATGTGATTTCGCGGACGGCCTTGCGAACGTCTAGCGGGAGCCTGCGCCGGTCGCCTTCAGTATCTTCCTCGCGGCGTTCTCCATGCTCTTCCTCTTCACCGCCTTCGCGTTCACCGCCGCCGGTTTCGTCGCCAGTGTCGCCGCCTTGGTCGTGTAACTCTTCCTCACCGCCGCCGGCGCCGCCATCATCCCCGCCGCCACCTGCGCCGTCTTCGATTATGATTGCGCCTTCATCGTCCATTTGCTTTCTCCTGTTCCTGTTCTGGCTCTTCCTGATTCATCCCGATGCTCAACGACGTGCCGTACCACTTCTCGCGGGCACGCGATGCTTTGTCGAATGCCGCGAGACAATCGGTCAAGAATTCCGCCAAGATAAAATCTGGCGTATTTGAGCCGTTTTCTGCGCTGCATCGATTGATTGCGTGCTCCACTTCTTTGCGTAGGTCGCTCACGTTGTCGCTCCTGTACCCTGATTTGCACCCGTTCCTGATCCGGGTGAAGCCTGTTTCGCGGCGGCCGCTTGTGCGGCTTTTGCATCCTCTTCCACTTTTTGCTTCGCGAGTTCCTGTTCGAGATCGGCCTGCTGAATGTGGATGCCAGCCTGCGCAAGCATCTGCACTTTGGCATCGGTCGATTCGAGGTCTTTATAATTGATCGACTCACCCGGCGGCTTGTTCTGCGCGGCGCTCGCCGCGGCCTGCGCGATGGCGGCCATGTGTTCATCGTAGTGAAGCTCGAGATTCTGCCAGCCCTTCGGATTGGGCGGCGCGGCCTTCATCTTCATGCCTTCCTGTTCGCTCGCGAAGGTAAGAATCGCGGCAACCTCGAAGGCGTGATTGTCGAGCTTGCCGATGGGCACGCTCGAAACAAACGGCTTAATGCCCTGCACCCTTTGCTGCGCCAGTTGCAGGACCGGCGGCGGTGCGCCGCTGGCCACAAGGCGCTTCAACTGCACCGCGATCGCTTGCGCGATGGGATTCGGCATCGGCTCGGAGTTCAGCAATTCCTTGATTTCAATCAGTTGCTTGCGCTCGGATGAGGCTTCGGGAATGACGAGTTCCGGCGTGCCCGTCTTGTCCTTCATCGTCAGTTGATTTTTCGGGAGCGCGATGATCTTGGCGATGATCGGATTCTTCGTCGCTTCGGCGCGCAGCGCGGTCCACATCGCGCGCACCATCGTCCAAGACTCAGGAATGCTCTCATCGGTTTCCGAGAAGCATTTCACATTCCCCTTGAGGTCGTCCGGGTCGATTTCGAGATATTCCTTGTTGCCGTTTCCGGTGTCAAGTTCGCCCGAAAACTTCCCGATCTGATATTGCCCGACGCCCATCACGGCTTGCCGCATCATCCGCGCGTAGCCGCCTTTGATCGACCGCCAAGTGAGCCCGATGCGGCCGAGCGCCTGATCGCGCTGCGCGTCGATGCCGCGGGCGGTGTCGTTCGATTTCGTGTCGCCGCCGAAGAGCGCAGGGAACGCGCCGCAAAGGAACTGCGAGAATTCGCCGAAGAGTTTCTCGATGTAAACGAGCAAGCCCTCGGCGAGTTGAATCTGCGGCTCGGCCCAGAAGTTATCGGCAATCGCTTTACCTTCGGGCGGTGGCGGTGCCTTGATGTATTGGCCAGGAGCGCGTGCTGTGGCCTCAAGCCCGGGCAGATCAATCTTCGGCGATGCCCAGATGCGCGGGATTAGGTGCATGAACGACTGATGCACGAGGTCCATGCAGTCGTTCAATTTCTGCTGAATCGAAACGAGCGGATAGCCGAGCGATGGCCGGTGCATGCCGTTGCCCGGGCGCGCGTGGAACAGCGTCCAGTGCTCATCCATCGACTCGTTGCGGGCCTCGACGACCTTCGTCCCGACCATCGTGATCATGCAGCCCTTCGGGAAGGTGTCGATGAGCCATTGGACGAGCTCGTCTTTGTTGTCGTCGGCGTCCTTGCCTTTGTTGAGCGCCTCGAAAAACGACGGGCGGCACCAGGTCAACTGCTCGGTGGCGTTATAGTTCTGCGCATCGTTCGTCATGTTCGACGGACGCATGCCCATGTTGACCGACACGCGCGCGAGCCGGACGTAATCGCTCTGCGCGGTCGGCGCCGCCGACGCTACGATGTCTTTCGCGAAGTCGGGGTATTTCGTTTTCAGACGCGCGACGTCGTGCTCCTGCGAGAATTGCAGGTAGTCGCACTCGTCGAGCGTCTTCTTCTGAATCGGGAGCTTTGTCTCGAGGACGCCATACGCCTCGATGACTTGCTGCGACCGCGGCTCGCGAATTCCGCCGAGCGCGTCGTTTTCCTCGAAATAGGACAGCGCGGGATCGGCGTCCGAGGTCGTCCAGCCGAAGCGCTGCGCGTCGATGACGTGATGCGTGTAGAAAAGTGCGCGACCGTCGGTCCAGAGGTAATCCGAGAGATCGGCCTGCAGCGTGAGCATGTCGTTCGCACGCTCAAGCAGCTTGCGGGCGGTGTCGGCTTTTTCACTCGCCGTGATGTCGCTCGGATTTGACGGGTCTTCCGCCTCGAAGCGCACCGAAGGCAAGCCGGCGGTAAGCGCGGCCTCGATGGTGTCGGCGAAGGCGAGATAGATGTTGGTTTCTTTTTGTCCGCTGTCGTCGTACGACTGGCCGCCGACGAGCA